AAACTGTGGTCGATCCTGACATGGTTGTGCTAACATTCGAAACAATCGAAACGCAAGGCTTTACAGAGGTCATTTCAGATACGGCGGGATTTAATACAGTTACGTTTGTAGCAGGTTATGGATGGAATTATGAGGGCGGATCAGATGTGCCAGATGATATAGAAACTGCAATTAAAGAAATGATAGCCTACTATTATGAGAACAGGGATAATCCAGTTGTTGGAATGCCTACGATTGCAACTTTGTTACTTTCTCCATACAGACGCATAACTCTATTCTAATGAATCCGGGCAGATTAGATAAGCGCATTACATTTGGCACGTTCACATCAGTTGAAAATGCCTATCAGGATTACGTGATTACGTTTGTGCCTGTTTTGGCTACATGGTCAAATATAAAGCCATACGATGGCAATAGACAGTTACAAGCGCAAGAACAAGTCATAAATCAGGTCTTTAGGTTTACAATTCGTTATAGAAAAGACTTTGCACCTACAAAGGACATGAGGATTCTGTATGAGTTAAATTTTTTCACTATTCATTCAATTAGGAATGTAGATGATACATTCAGATTTTATGAGATACTGGCATCCGTCACGGATGATAATAATGGCAGCTAAAATAGATATTTCTAAATTACTATCTCAAATATCAGCCTTTGGTCATGATGCTAATAGGTTAGCAGTTGCGGTAACTAATTCAACTGCTGAAGATATTGCTAATCAAGCTAAATTAAGAGCGCCAGTAGATCAGGGACAGTTAAGGCAATCCATAGGTAAAACAACTGCCAGAGTAGGTTATAATGTTTCCTTTGTATTTGCTAATACTCCTTATGCTGCATTTGTAGAATTTGGGACAGGTGCAAGAGTAGCAATACCTAAAGGATTTGAGCAAATGGCATCTGAATTTAGAGGTAAAAAAAGTGGTAATTTTGATAGTTTTTTAGATGCTATTAGAGAATGGTGTGCCAGAAAAGGTATAGATTCAAAATTAGCTTACATTATAGCAGTATCAATATTAAGAAAAGGATTAAAACCTAGACCATATTTAATACCTAGCTATTTAGAGGGCATTCAGCAATATCCTAAAACTTTAAGAAAAGTATTGGAAGTTGAAACACGAAAATATAATGCAAAAAAATAATTACATTTGAGAAATGAAAGATGCTAATTTATCAATACTAAACGCATATAAGAGCGCTCTAGCCAATTTAATAGTTGGTGGCGTTACTATACCTGTTTACAGTAAATCAGCACCTTTAAAGAATGTTCCGGCTAAATATGTAATTTTATCTAGCCAAACAAGATTGCAAGAACAAACCAAGTGCGGATATTACTATCTTTGTACTATAAATGTGCAGATAGTGACTAAATACCCGAATGGTAATGGCGATTTAAGTTTTGCAATGGTAATAAGCGAAGAAATACAAAATAGGATTCAGGTTACTAACTTAACTTTGTCTAACTTTATAAATGTTGAAACCTTACAACTATTAACAAATGAGGTAATTTTAGAAACAGAAACAGAAAACATATTTCAATACATACTAACTTTTCAACACAAATTAAATAGAACTTAAAATGGCAGCAGAACAATTTTATGCAGGAAGTCTATTCATGCTCTACATTCGCACAGGTGGCGCATGGAAACCAGTAGCGTGTTTAACTTCAAACGGCATCAGCGAATCATGGGATTTTGCTGAGACAGTAACTAAATGCGATCCTGGAGTGACCAGACGCAAACCGACAACCTATTCTTTTGAGATACCTTTTGAGGGTGTTTTCACAGATACGGCAGGTGCAGGTGGCGATACTGCAAAAGCATCATGGGATCGTATAAGCACAATTGCAAGGGCAAAGACTTTGACTGAGTTTCAGGTGGCTTTACTACTTACAAATGGTCAAGAAGATCCTAACTTTAGTGCGCAGTTTGGCTATGCTTACTTTAGTGCTTTAGAGATTACAGGCGCAGAGGGTGAGTTTATTACCTTTACTGGCACTTTGCTAGGTGACGGCGATATTACGACAACTGATCCATACCCTGGTTACTAAATGGAGGGACATTTAACGTACAAAATAGGTGAGGTAGATAGGCAGATGTTCTTTGGCAATTATGCTTTAGAGCAGACGCTTACTCACTTTGACGCATCGGTGACTGATCTATCAGACTTGTTAGGTAAGCAATTACTGCCGTTCCTGAGAGTGTTTATTTATCATGCATCGGCTTACCCTATATTAAAAAAAGGCGAGATCATAGACTTTACGGAGTTTGATGTGCATGATTGGATTGATAACTCTGGAGGCTCAGGTGGTGAGTTTATCCTTACAGTATCTAAGGAAGTCTTTAGAGTGTTAGGATTAAATACAGAGGTAACCGAACAAAAAAAAAGCAAACAGGAAAGTTAAATTGGAATAAAGATGTGTTGACTTTTGCTTTTGGAGAACTCGGTTTGATGCCTGATGACTTTTATGCCTTGACCTGGAATCAATATATTCTAAAGTGTCAAGGCTTTTTTAATAAAGAAAAAAAAGACTGGGAGCGAATCGGTTGGTCTACGTGGAACGGAATGAGAGTGCACGTAAATAAAGGGATGCCCAGTTTTAAGAAGTTTATGTCTTTTATCTACGAGAATGATGAGATAGCAGACATGGATATTATCAAAGATCAAATGAATAAGGCGATGCTTAAATATTTAGAAGATGCAAGGAATTGAGATACCTATTGGCGCACCTTTAGGGCAATTAGATAAGGACTTAAAGGGTGCGGAAAGCAAATTAAAAGGATTTGCAGCCGAAGCATCTAAGAGCGCAGGAGTTCTGGGTGGCGCAGTTGTTAAAGGTTCTAACTCTGCTGCCTTTGCCTTAACTAACTTAGGCAGAGTTGCTCAGGATGCACCTTTTGGATTTATTGGTATACAAAACAACTTAAATCCATTATTAGAAAGTTTTAGTAGATTAAAAGCAGAAACAGGCGGTACTGGCTCTGCATTGAAAGCATTAGGGCAATCTTTAATCGGTCCTGCCGGATTAGGTATTGCTTTATCAGTTGTATCAGCAGGTATTCTATTTTATCAGCAATATCAACAAAGAGCAAATAAAGAGGTTACTGTCGCTAAAAAAGTAACAGACGAATATATTAATTCGTTAAATCAAGTTGACCAGGCAAGGTTAAAAGGTGGGCAAAGTGCAGCATCTGAATTAACTACTATAAAGCTATTATACGACCAATATCAGAATGCAGCTTTACCGCTTGAAAAAAGAAAAGAAGCATATAAGGAAATACAAAAGTTATATCCTGCATATTTTGGCAATTTAAAATTTGAAACATCAGCAACCGATAAAACAAAAACTGCTTACGATTCATTAACTCAATCTATTCTGGCAACTGCTAGAGCAAGAGCCGCAGCTGATCTAATTACTAAAAACTCTACCAGACAGTTAGAAAATGAGCAAAAAGTAATTGACTTAACTACTCAAATAGTTGCTGAGCAGACTAAGCAAAAGAAATTACAGGCTCAGGTTGATAGCCAGAATTTATTAGCAAAGCAAGAAGCTAATATTTTAACATCTCAGCAAAGAGATATTTTAAACCAATATCTAAAAGCAGGTTTTCAGGAAAATGAGTTAACAAAACTTAAGAATAATTTATTAACCGATACTAATATACTTACTGAGCAAAATATCCAACTGCAAAAGGCAGCTACTGCTGAGGTATTAAAAGGCGGTAAAATTAGCGGAAGCGTAGCAGGTGAAAAGTTAAAAGAAACCGAAAAAGAAAAAAGAAGATTCTTTGCTTTAATTAATGATTTTAAAGGTATTGCAGAAACAGGTAAAAAAGATATTGCAAAAACTTTAAGCGGTGGTAAGCCGTTAATTGATATAAATACTTTATTAAGTACAAAAAGTTTTATACCTAATAATATAGGTCAGCAACTTTACACTCCATTCCAAATATTACAAGATAATATTAAGTTTGATTTATTGCCACAGCTAGGATCATCATTTAAGACATTCTTTGATGATATATTAATGAATGGTAATTTTTCTTTCTCGGCTTTAGGTCAAGCAATTAAAAATACTTTTTTATCAGTATTAGCTAGTGAAGCTGCGCAAGGTGTTTTAAATTTATTAGGATCAAAGGGCGGTAAAACTGAAAAAGGCGGTGGTTTATTAGCAGGTCTTTTTGGATTATTAAAAGGTGCTAAAAAAGTTGCGCCAGTTGTAACGACTGCTGCCACCACAACTGGTGCTACCACAACTGCTGCATTAGCTCCTGCTGCTGCCGCCAGTCCATTATTACCTATTCTAGCAGGAGTAGCAGCGGTAGCATTAGTTGCTAATTTATTTAAAAAGAAACAACAAGCACCTATACCACAAGCATCATCTACAATCAGCACAAGTGCCGCAGGATCTGCTCAGGACTTTGGTGGTGGTCGTGTTGTATTTGAGATTTCAGGTACTAACTTAATCGGTGTTTTAAACAGAGCAGGTGCTAAATTACAGAGGTTCGGACCATGAGTTATTCGCAAAAATATTATTTTACGTTTTACGCTGATAGAGATACTCGGATTATCAATGGTACGCCAGATGAGTATTCTTGTGATATTTCACAACTGGATTATGCAGGTTCAGCAACAGAGATTCAGGCTCAACAAAATCCAATTCAGATTAACTACCAAAATACTTCTAGTAATAAGCTAGAGCCTATTATTGGTTCTGAGTGTACGTTAAATCTAATAGCAACTGAGGACTTTGAACTAGAGGATTTATATACAGAAAACGAAAGGGAGTTTTTAGTAGAAATATTTAGAAATGGGACTTTAATCTGGTCAGGCTTTATCATTCCAGATGGATGTCAGGAATCATTTACATTTGCACCTTATGTTATATCTGTAAATGCAGTTGATGGATTAGGGTTGCTTAAAAACTTAAGTTATGTGCAGAACGATGGAAACTTTTATTTAGGTAAGCAGAGTTTTATTGAGGTAATAGAAGCCTGTCTAGTCAGGTTAGATGCACCTAGTTTAGTGCTTAATACTTGCGTTAATATTTATGAAACTAGCATGACGCAAGGCGATTCTTATGATCCTTTTGATATGGCTTATGTAAATGCAGAGCGCTATCTAAAAGATGACCAGTTTACGCCAATGAACTGTGAAGATGTGCTTAGATCAATACTAGAGGAATGGACTGCGGTAATGGTACAAAGCGGAGGCGAATGGTATATTTATAGACCGACAGAGTTAGCAGTTGACGGTGACTTAGTATTTAGAAGATATTTAGATGGGTACAGGATTTATGATCAGCCGACAGTAACAGAAAATCTAGATTTGGTTTTGGGTGGCGAGAGTGAGGGAATTATTGCAGCTCCTTATTTTCATATCAATACCGACCAGATGAAAATGATTGATAGACCATACAAAAATGCGTCAATGTCTTATCTATATGGCAAGATTGAAAATACGGATGAAATGTTAGCTAATCCTAATCTATTAGGTGCAGGTCAAACCTGCGGAGGCGATCCTATTGGTCCTTGTGCTTTTGTAACTATTCCCGGCTACACTAAAACAGGCACAATGTATGCAGGTTTGTACCCTACTGGCGGAGTAATATTTTACACTACGGGTGGCACTTACCCTGTATTGACAGACTATTACCAAAATAATAATTTAATACCCGTAACATTAAATATAACTGTACAAGAGCGAGTAAAGTTTGTTATTGAATATGAAAATCCAAATCCTCTATTTGGTACAGATATGAATTTTGTGATTAGTTTATACGATGGCTTAAGCACTCATTATTTACAGGCAGACGGCTCATGGGCAATAACTCCAGTAGAGCCAGGAATAAATTATTATCAGCTTAGAAGTCAAATAGGAGCAGGAGGTACGGAAACAATTGTATCTAATCCAGTGCCTATAAGTGGAAATGTTACTTTTAGAATATTAGCACCATCAGGCACAGTATATAACATAGTTTATACTAGAATTTCTGCCTATGTATTTTTAGATTTTGGAGATGAAATAGGTGAGATTCATACGGCTACTCAAACAGGCAAGTTTACTTTTGTGCCAGAAACTATTAATGTCTTTAATGGCGATAGTCCTAATAAGATGTATGTTGGTGCTATTTATCAGGATGATCAGGTGACTTTAACAGAACGATGGGTAAGGCGTGGCATATCTGAGAGTATTCTGGCAGAGCCTTATGAGGCTAATAAAGAATTTTTACGGATTGCAGTTGAAGAAAAACAAAGACTATATGCAGGACCATTTGTAAGATTTGAGGGTTCTATATTTGGATATTTTAATCCTTTGCAGAGGTGGTCAATTAATTTAATAGAGGGTTACTTTATGAATTTAAGCCTAACTTATGACTTGCAGCAGAATATCTGTAAAGCAGTTTTAGGTAGGATAACAGATGATGAAATTGCTCTGGATTATAC